ACATTCAGCCGCCAATAGACGTCATCTTTTGCCCGTCTTGTTCCTTTTTTGTCTTTCCTCTGGACTACAATTTCCGATTTTGCAATCGCATCCGCAATCATGCCAATTGCTTTCTCTTTTGCGAACTCATACAACTGCAGCTGCTGTGTGGTCGATGTTATGATTTCGAGCAGAGACTCTTCTTTTTCTGCTCTTTTGAAAAGCCAATCAAACATAGATAACCGTCTCCTTTATCTCATCCTTCGAAAACATCGCCGCCACGAAAGCCATAAATCCATCGTTTTTTCTTAACTTCGGTTCTATTTTTCCGTACATCTTGTTTCCGTATTTGTCCGTGCTCACTTTCGTATTGTTCGTGTACCATCGCATGATGGATGATGGACCATAATTTATTTTTCCTTCCGCAAACAGTCTTTCAATTTCCGGAGCAATGATGGCACACGCCGATCCAATTCTTCGTACCAGCCTTACCAGCCCCGCCGGATTCTGTTTGCTTTCGATTGATATTCCCGCCTCCTCGAATTTTGTTTTGAACATCTGGTAGCGGTAAGTATCCATCGTGATTTTCTGCACGACATATTCGTTCATCCTCTCAACGCACCACCGAATGATGGCATCAATTGGAATTGTCGGGCCATCCACCACCTCGAAGTCCTCAAATTCCGGCTGTCCGAAATTGTTCAGCGGGAATTTGATTTTTTCCAGAAATGGCGAATCTTTGCAGATCCATGTGTGCTGCCTCCATATGAACTCCTCACCGTCCTGTGTCAGCACTCCGGCCGACGCAAAATCTCGAATATCGGCATAGTCCAACGCCAGAATCGCAAGCTTTCCTTTCGTGTCTGCAGTTCTTCTCGGCGTTTTCCGCTCGATATCGTCATAGCAGCACCGCAGAATGTTTTCCCACGACGTTACGGTCTCTTCTTCATTCCGCGCCGGCAAATTGAAACGTTTTGTCATCAGCTCCGGAAGTTTACTCGGAAGCTTCTGTGCTTCCAGATAATCTTTCATGATCTGCGTTGCCAAAATTGGCATATATTCCAACGATGGGTTCGCTTTGTGCCAGGCCTCCGGAAGATCTTTTTCTTCTTTCGTGTCCAGCTTGCAGACGAAAGGAAAATATCCGAGCGGATTTTCTCCCGTCCTCAGAATCTCTTCTATCATCGTCAGGATTTCGTCCAGAGGTCCATCTCGCACGTATCCATTTGTCGTGATAATGAATTCCCGCGGATGCTTTACTTTTCCAAGTGCACTTTCAAACACGTTGATCTGATCATAATTCTCATAGGCATGTATCTCATTCAGAATCAGGCATCCGGGCTTTTTTCCATCTTTGGTTTCCGCTCGGCTTGTATTGTATTTCAACTCCGACCCGGTCTTGAGATTCGTGATCAGCTCTTTTGTAACGCTGAATTTTCCTTTAAACTTTTTCTTTTTGCAGACATTGTAAGCAACTTTGAAAGTTTCGTTCGCCTGATCTTCCGCATTCGCCACGATTTCTATGTGATAATTTTCAACGCCGTACAATGGCGTCTGAAAGAAATTCGCCAGCGGTACAATAAATCCATCCTTTCCGTTTCCTCTTCCCATCATCACGATGAATTTTTGAAACAGCGGCATGTCGTCAATGTACATAAAAGCAAACGCATAAATGAATTTCTGGTACGTAAAAAGTGGGTAATAATTATTCTCGCAATACTGCAGACATTTTCTGTAGGTTTCTTCGTCAAAAAAAACATCGTCTCTCTTCAAAGTCGTGAGTACGATGTTCTCGATTAACAGTTTTCTTTCTGTGTTGATCCATTCCGGATGTGCTTTCGCGTAGGCAAGATAGTCGTCAATTTCTTTACAGGTAACCATCTGCCTCAGACTCATTCGAGATCTGGTCTCTCAGACCAAGATCACTCAAAATTTTTAACATAATTGCCGTGGTTTTCTGCAGATTTTGCACAGATTCATTCGTTTTTTCCACCTTAATTCCGTTTCCGTTCATGGCTTCATAACGGATTCCACGCTTTTTAATATCCTGAATCAGATCCTTTTTTAATTTCCAGTAGTGCATATAATCTTCCACCAGATCCCCGTAAAAATCCGCCGTTTTTCCCTGTAATTTCAACTGCTCCAGCAGCGACTCTTTAACATCTTTCTGTGACATCTGCTCACCACCCTTCTGTTTTTCTGTTCCATCCGAACTGGCTACCCCACCCCTTTCACGCGAGAATCCGAAAAATCTGAACAGTCATGCCCCTTCCTACCCGTTCTACCCCGGTCAAAAATCGCCGAGAATTACCCCGGGGGGATGGTCACCACTGCTCCGGCGCGATCACTCGGCGCTTCGGAATGAATTTCCGTTCGACATGTCTGCCATGCCGCTCATTGTGGCACTGTGTGCACAGGCTCACCAGGTTCTCATCATCCAGCGCCAGCTCCGTATGCTCTTTCAGCTCCATGATATGATGGACCTGTGTTGCCCTCCGGATCTTTGCATCCATCGCCGGCAGCCTCACATCTTTTTCTTTTGCTTCCTGCAGTCTCTTTCTGCAGTCCTGGCATTCGTACTGATCTCTTCGCAGAATGGCCAGGCGTTTGTGTTTCCACTTTTCGGAATTGTAGAATTCCTTTGCTTCTTTATCTGTCATGTTTCCCCCATAAAAAATCCCCACATTTCTGCAGGGATTTTCTTCGACAAGGTGTGATCGATTTTTGAACTGGAAGAGAACCGGTTTTCCTTTTCCCGTTTCTCTTCTTTTACACTATATCACATATACCGTGTATCATTCTATTTCATTTTGAAGTTCGCCAACGCCTTTCCATGGATTCTATGTACCTGCGCCCATCCGTATCCCATCCGCTCGGCAATCTGCTCCCACCGGAGCCAATGGATGTATCGTAATCTTAACACCGTCTTTTCTGTCTCATCCTGCATCTGTTCGATTTTCTGCGTAATCTCTCTCCGGATGCTGATCCGCTTCTCCATCTGTTCTTTCAGATCCGCCAGCAGTCCATCCAACTGTGCCGCATACTCCGACAGGCCCCCGCAGCTGCTCCCGTGCGGCATCCCGTCCTGAATCAGCGTTGGAAACATCTTATCCATTCTCAGCTCATCAATCTCCTGCTGGATCGCCTTTTCCGCAATCACTGCGCCGTGATACCTTTTCAGATATTCTTTTTTCTTTTCGATCTCATCTTTCTTTTCATCTCTGTTCTGCTCCATCGGTCTCACCTCCTCGTTTTTTTATTTGTCGTCTACTTCTATCGCATATTCGAAAAGCCAACGAAGTGCTTTCAGAATTGTATCTTTCTTAATTCCGTTGTGCGTCGGCATATCCAACACGACCAAAATTGACCGAAGCTTTTCATCCTCGCTGTATTTATCGCTTTCAATTTGCTCAAAAACAGCATTTGCCTTTCCAACGTTTATTCCGTACTCCTTCATTTCTTTCTTCCTCTTCTGTGTTTTTCGTTCCAATCCTTTACTTTCTATTTTTGTATGCTCATTGCAACTTGAATCATCTGCATTGCCAGAATAAAATCCAACATTCCTATGATCTGATCTTCTTTTGACGGAACGTATGCCTTATTTCCGTCACGATCCGTAATCGTCACAGTCCTTTTTAACCCTAAAACCACTTCTACTACTGCAAAAATTATCATAAGCGTTTTTACAATTGCTCGCATCTTATTCCTCCCACTTCAGTCGTTGGCCACAGTACGGACAGTAATTTTGTGTTTCAAATACATCATTTCCGCATTTTTTGCATTCATATACCGTGATTCCGGTAATTCCAAGCGTCAGCATCGGTTCCAATGGGATATTCTTTTCAGCCGCTTCTGCTACCTGATCTGGGCTCAGTCCGGTTTCTTCATAATCTTTCAATTTGCATAAGGCTCCGTAAATCTTTTCACTTACTGTTTTCGTAATTTTGTGTCCTTCTTGTAGTTGTTCCCAACTCACACCTCTCAGGTGCCAGAATCCTGTCTTATTTTTTTCTGTTAATCTTACCATGCTTTTCATTCCACTCCTTTAAGTATGTTTCTGTTCTTCCCATCTTTCTCACCTTTCCCCGGTTCGCTTAATTAATTTACTTAATGGTTCTTTATTCTCATATATGTTCCCTATAACCTTGACAGATTTTCCGGCATTATGATGATTGCATAAATGCCAAAGTGAAAATATTGTACTGTCTGTTTGCATACAATCCCCGGCAACAGCTCTGGCATAAAATCCGCAATGAGTTTCTCCGTATCTAACTTCCCACAACGTTGTTCCATCCGTTAGATAATCTCCCTCGAATACAAGCAATCCATTATTGTCGTACACTGCAGTGCTCTGCATTGTTTCATAGGTCTGTGAATATTTTAAAATAATATCTAATGTGTCAGTTCCATTTTCTCTACATTCAATATACGGAAATCTATAGAACATATGTTTATTAATTTTATCCCATATTCTGAGGCGAAATCTCTCCAGTTTTTCCATGCTCGCTCCTCCTTCATGCGCAAATTACTCAGCGCTTAAAACTCTCTTATTTCTTTTTATGTTTATAATTCCATTCTGTAAGATACCGCTCCTGCTCCGCATCCTCTTCCGGATCAGACTGCCGCTCCGGTCTGTTCAGTAACCATGCGGCACCGCCGAGCATAGCCGCGCACACTATTAAAATTCCAATTATTACTCCCATGTCTCCTATCCTTTCGCCAAAATCTCAAGTCTTACCCGGTCCCATTCTTCCATCAGTTCTTGCGGATAATTATTTTCCTCGTTCTCAATATCTCTTTTTATTCTGCATATCCCGTTATCTCTCGCTACTCTTCCAACCGTACTTTCCGACACTCCTGTTCTGGCCACGATCGCTTTATACGTTTTCCCCTGCTGCAGCATTTCCAGAATCAAATTTTCCATCTCTTCCGGTATTCTTTTCATTTTCCTCTCCCCTCTGGCAACGTTCGCATCTTTGGCGCGAGCTTACCAATACTCCTTTTATTTTGTGTGCTTCCGGGCATCCTGGGTCAACATATACCGCGTACGTTCCGACGCTCTGCACGTGCTTGCATTTTTCGTAGTTCTCCATCTTCTTTTCCTCACAGATAATTTTTCCCGAAGATCTCCCGGAAACTTAATTCCGGGAAATGCTCTTCGAATGCTTTCTGTCCTGCCGCCTGCAGATATCGGTTGGCTTCTCCGGCCGGATCCTGATGCACGGCTCTGGCGGATGTCCGGTGGCATTCCGGGCAGATATAGACTTTCAGGCCATATTCCTCCGACAGATGCCGATTCGGTCCGCCGAAGATGTGGTGTTCCTCCAACACCTGTTTCCAACTATAATCCCCCCCTCTGGCGCAGAGATAACAGATCCTGCTCTCCTTGTTCTGCAGCAGGCTTTCTCTGTGCTTCTTTCTCTTCTTTTTCGTCTGCGGTTTCGGAAATAACATTTTTCTCTCTCCTCTCTGTTACCGGAACGGAATTTCATCTTCAACGCCCTCTGGAATATTCATAAATCCATCGTCATCCGTCTCCGGTTCTGTCTTTCTCTTTGGCGGTCTGGCCGCGCTCGCTCCCTTGCTCTCTACGAACTCCTGCTCCTCTACAACCACGTCTGTCGTGTAGACCTTCTGCCCATCTCGGTTGGTGTAGCTTCCGGTCTGAATCCGGCCTGTGATGGCGATCTTGATTCCCTGCTGCAGATATTTCTCTGCAAATTCCGCCTGCCGGCCAAACGCTACGCATCCAATGAAGTCCGCGGTCGCTCCTCCCTCTTTCTGAAACCGGCGATCCACCGCCAGCGTATAGCGCGCCACCGCACTCTGCTCCGGTCCTTGCGTCCACCGGACGTCAGGATCTCTTGTCAATCTTCCCATCAACATAACTTTGTTCATTCTTTTCTCCCTTTCTTCACTACCTTTGTATTTCGGATCCGGAACGCTCTTTGTGCTCCCGGCTCTGCATCTGTCTCAATGATTCCATCGGCTATGAGCTCATCCATGTGTTTTTTCACAGTCGTTGCAGATATGCTCAGCTCGGCTGCAATCTCTTTATAGCTCGGCGGATACACATGCTCTGAAATGTATCTTGCAATATACCGATACACTTCTTCTCTGAGTGCCGTGCTCTCTTTTCTAAAATACATTCGCATCCTCCATTCCATATCCCCTCTCATCGACCTTGTCTTTCAGCCACTCGTAGAGTTTTTCTTCGTCTTTCAGGAGTTCTGCCGTCAGATTCTTATACAGGTACTCAGCCGTTCCCCACGCGGTCAGCGTATCCAGATACTCTTTTCGCTGCATCGTCTTTCCCAGTACATCAATGCTCTCCGTTCCCTGGTAATCCTCTGGAAGATTCATTTGCCCCGGCAGCTGCTCCTCTGTCTCGGTTTGTGCGGTTTCCGTTGCGTTTTGTGTGATTTCCGTTGCGTTTTCCGCAATTTCCGTCTCACTTTGCACTTTTTCTTCTGGTTTCCGCGGTTCTTCTGATTGCGGTGCCTCATTTTTCTTTTGCGCCGTATTTTGGGACGTCTCTTTTTCTGGCTTTGTCGGCGTCTCCAAAACCGGCTCCGCCTCTGTATTTACAGGTCTTTCCGGCTTTTTGATTTGCGCCGGCGCAATTGGTTTTGTCTCACCTTTTTCCTGCGGCTCTGTTTTGGGATACTCCTCTTCCTGTGTTCGCTGATGCCATTCCGCGCTCTCGAAGATTTTTTTCGCGATTGTAAAGAACTCCGCCCAACTCATTTTCTGTGGTTGCTGCCCAAACTGCTTAATCTGGATGTCATTCTCGTACATCGCCATATAGTACAGCCCGGCGCGGAACGTTTTGACTCCCGCCGGGTTGACGATCTCAACCATTTTCTCCGCTTCGCCGTCCGCATAGGCCTCGCTCTGTTCCAGCTCCTTTGCGATCGCTGCATTGGCTTCGAAGAACTTCCACACCAGCTTTTCCAGTGAATCCGCAACTTTCGGTTCTGGTGTTTCTTTGTTGAAATGTTTCAACTCTCGGATGTCAGCTTTTGGCATTTCCGGCCGGATCATCTCCATATCTGCATCCGGAAGGGAAAGCATCTCGGAGAGCTTGCTGCTCCCCATCTGCGCATATTCCGGCCGCAGGCGGTCTGAATAGCCATCAATGCTGAATTTCCTGTTGATGCTCATAAATCGTGAGATCGTCGATGCACTCAGACCATATTCTGCTTTGGCGAATTCCGTTATCGTCTCGTAGCCATCATTTTTGTATAATTTCTGCTCCTCGATCTTTCGAAGCGTATAGCCGATCCGTACGAAGCTCTCCTGCACGCCGATCAGATCCCGCTTGAGACTCTCTTTCATTGCGAGCCAGTCATCCAGGGTTAATTGTGTATATTCTTCCATCTCTTCCTCCTACGCTGTCATTGTCAGTGTTTCACCGGTTTCTTCCTGCAGGGTTCCGCTTTTCAGCTTTTTCAGATAGTTATCCAGCCAGCTTTGAATATTCTCCTCATCTGGCTTCGTGTCCCTTTCTCCGTACCACTGCACGATTTTCTTCTGTTCTGGGTTGATTTCTACGGTGATGTACGGTGTTTCCGGCTCTTTTCGAAATCTCAGCATCAGGATATAGCTTTTTCCTTCGTTGTGTTTGCTCAGATAACCGTCACCTCCCACACAATGGTGAAGAATTCTTCCTTCCATCACGATTTTCTCTGCCGATCGAGCCGGCCGGATGAGATACGTTGCGTCCTCGTAACAATATTCTTTTCGCAAGCTCCTGTACCGCTTCTTGATATTCTCATATCTTTCTTCTGTTTCTTCCAACCGTTTTTTGACCTCTTCCCGGTTTGTCTCGGTAACCATCTGTCTATGAGCTGCGCTCAAATCCCGCGGTTGCTGGTACACGGTATTATGCAGGTCGTATCCACGTCTTTCCCGCATCATCAGATAATCAATATATATGATAGCCGTGTTTCGGATGTTCGCCACGGCTCTCCCGCAATTTGTTTCATAAGCACATCCTGCATATTTTTCAATTCGATTCAGCAGTTTTTGAATGGTCATGTAATTCAGCACAAATGCGATGTGTGCAATGTCCAACCCCGTTTCCCGCAGATGATTTACCTGCTCCTCCGTCCAATGCTGATCCAGGCTTTTTTCGATCTGCAGAACTCTCAAAAGGCGCGCATCTCCCTTTTCTTCGATAAGCTTTTTTGTACGTTCCCTTCGAATTCCCAGCAACGCATCCAACCTTTTCGCAGATGCATCCACAATAATTCCGGTGCGCCCTTCGTTGATGCCTTTCACAATCTCACTCAGCCCCAATTTTGCCAGTATTTCAATCTGCGGCGTTTTCTGATAATTCTGCAGATACCGGATCGGATTTACTTCCTGCGCCTGTTCGTCATATTCTTTTAAGCCACTGTAACGAAATATAGTATTTTTCAACTCTTCGTAAGTCTCCGGCATGATCGTCGCCGCTTTGATGTCAATATTGGCAAGTCCATATAGATTGCAGTCGTCCCAAAAGTCTTCATTCCGGTACAAGTCGTGTTTATGATAGTCAATCTGCACCTTTTTCCCTGGCTCAAAGTAGGCTCTTGCCACCTCTACGCCGGAAAGTTCTTCTGCGGCATTGTACATCTCTGGTCCATCGTTCCCCTCGATGAAGCCCAGTGTCCACGCTTTCTCAATTTCCACATACCGCAGGACGACTCCATCTTCTTTGTATTTCTGCCCCAGGAACAGATGGATTTTTTCGCTGTATTCTCCCTTGATTTTTTCCTGGCACTTGTACATTCCAAACGCGCCGCACATCGGGCATTCTCCGTATTTTCCTTCTCGCGGCTCATCAATATGTTTTTGAAACTGGCTCTCGTAGGATATTCCATCTTTCCACCGCGCATCCGTCACGCCTCCGCACTTACTGCAGGCAATTTTCGCCCAGCTCCCGTGTTTTTTGTAATACAGATGGTGTTTATCGTGAAAATAAATTCTGTTTGCATATTCCAAGATTCTTTTCTCCGGAAGTTTCGCGGTGTGTGTCATTCTGTCTTTCAGCGCTTCCTGCCGACGCACGAACCTCCTATGTTCTCTGTCAATTCTTGCTACGGTCACAATATCATCCTCATGTCCGTATATATATTCCCACCAGCGTGTCTCATAGTACACAGGGATTCTAACCTTGCAGAATTTCTTTATTCTTTCGAGATCTTCCGTGCTCTGGAGAATATTTTCATCTTCCTTCTCCACCCGTGAAGAATATTCTTCTGCCCATATCAGCTTCCCATATCCGCCGTTTTCCTCCACTTTCTGCCGTGTCCACTGCTCCGTTGCGGGAAAATAGTTCCAGAATTCTTTTTTCGCAAGGACGATCCGCACCACCGGCACCGTCTTGTGCTCTTTCTGGTTTTGGTACACCTCCACAAATAGATGCTTTTTGTTTCCAATGATCTTAACCGCAGTAACTCCAATGTATTTCACATCTTCTTTTCTGCTGATTTTCTTCAATCCGAGATACGGGATTTTCTCAATTTCTTTTTTTCTCATCTGCTCCGCCTACTTTCCCAGATAATATTCCCGGATGATCCGCTTCGCAGTTGCCATTCCCGGAATACCCAGTGTCACTCTGCCCGCTGTCACGCCTGCGGCTTTCAGAATCTCCTGTTCAATGGGAATCTGGTTCCCAAATGACCATTTCAACAAAGCGGCAATGCACCCTTTCAGCGATTTTCCTTTTTTTCTGACGCTGTACGCCATCAGCTCATTTTCCATACACTGGCTTTTCAGGTACTCCACCCAGTCCTCCATGATTTCTTTCGGCTGCAGCTCCGCGGACTCGACCTCAATCTTTCCCAGTGCGGCCGTCATCGGATCGCACAGTTCCCGAATTTCTCCGTCGCAGAACAGCTCCACGAAAACCTCCGGAATTCCGTTTTCTGCCGCCATGACGCGCAGGCTCTCCATATCTCCCTCGTTGAACAGATTTACTGCCAACTCGTTAATTTCTTTGGCTGATTCCAGTTCTCCAAATCGTTCAAACATCTCATCATCCTCTTTTCATTTCATCTTGCAGCCAGGCGCTGTATTCATGCCGCCCCGGCGCGATCGTGATCTTGTGTTCTTTTACTTTTTCTGCCAGCTGCTCCCACTCCTTCTGATACTTGATCGGTTCCCCCCGCGCATTCCGGAAGCCATTCTGCTCCCATGCCGGGAGTTGATTCTCCAGCATGTTCAAAATCCATTCATCCGCAGCGTGGATCGTGATCTGACTCGGCTTGTGATACCGGCTGAGCGCCTTGATCAATGTCTGCAGGGTGGCTCCGTGCATTGTACTGGTACACTCTCCTGTATCGTGTTTGGTCTTTCCTCCAGGAGCTTCCAGTACATAGCCCCAACTACGGCTTCTTTCTCGCGGATCGTTTGCGCTTAGCTCTATGTAGATGCCGGTCTCCATCGTCCTCTCTCCTCCTTTCCAGGCTGATCAGCGTGTATCGTCGGTATTTATAGCCTGTTTTCGGGTTGATCCCCTCGTAGTAGTCCGCTATATAGTACCCTTTCGGCGGTTTTACTTCTTCTTTCCACCTTTTCAGATATTTTTTCTCCGGATCCGGCAATGGCATGTTCCTGGAATGGTTGTATGACGCTTCTCTCAGTTTCGGTTTTGCCAGCGTTCCGTCCTGCTTCTTCTCTTTTGTGTCTCCGTCTTTTGTCATATATTCAGCCAGCTTCCGAAAAGACGTATCATATAGTCTTTCATTTTGTTTTATGGTTTCGATGTATATCCCACCTTTTTTCCAGGCTTTCTGCAGGATCGCTGCTGTTTCTCCGATCTCGTTAATGATAACGTGTATATGCCACGCTCCTTTGGTTCCTCGTTCTATGTTTCGCATCCAAAAAAGTTCTTCTCCACGTTTTTTATATTCTGCGCGAACCATTCTCCATGCTTTCCCGAAGTCAGTCACCGCCTGTTCCATCGTTTCCGGTCTGTTTTGTACTGCATACGTCAACGTCGCGAAACAGTCTCCCGATCGAAAATACTGCAGCATCCTCCTCTGACAGCTTTTCACCTTCGTTCTTCTGTTGGCTTCTTTCATCTGCTCCGTAGTTGTTTCCCTTTTCTTTTCTCTCTTGCCTCCTGGGCCTCCATATCTCCCGTCGTGGAACTCATCAATATCCAGCACAGTTCCCCCTCGGAGCCTATATACTTTCCTCTTCGTCGCCATCTCATGTGTCCTAACTTTAATCTCTTAATCGAGGTTTAACAGGGGACTTTCTCCCCTTATTTTTTCAATATTTTCTTTGACTTTCGATGCCGATCGTGATAAGATAAATATTGAAAAAACACTTCTAATCCCTGTCCTACATGTTTCTCAGCATGTAGGACGCTTTTTTGTCTTTTCTTCAAGATCCTCATATCTTCCCAGCTTGTCTACCAAGTCTCCGTAAGCAAATACAGAGTTCATCTGACTTTCAAGCCGGAATGTCCCTGCGCGGTCCATCCAGATTCGGTAACTGCCGTCTGGATTTTTTACTGTCAATCTTTCTTTAATCATTTTTCTCCCTTCTTTCACTGGCTCGCTCCGGCTCTATCTTTACATTTAATTTTTCACGTTTTCGTGAATTTATCTAAATCTCCAAACGTAATTGCCAGCTTAAACAGTACAATTTCATTATTTGAAATAGGCAGACCTGCTTGAATCTTTGTTAAAACATTTCTGATCGGCGGAGTATACTTTTCTGGTTCTTCAAAAATATATTGCCGATGTCCCTCATGGTTGTTCGACATGTTTGCTCGTTCGAAGTTTCCGTTTGCATTTGTCATTGCATAATTCAGCTCATTGCAGTCAAGACAATATCCAATTTCCATTATGATCCACCATGTCCTTTCTGTTTTTTCCCGCCGATGTTATGGTTCTTAGGCTCCTGATTTCCGAGCAATTCTCTGATCTCTTCATCTGTCGGCATTGAGAACGCTTCTCCTCTTCTTCCGATCGCCAAAATCAGCAGCTCCAGTGCCTTTTTCGCGTACGTATCGGAAACATATTTCCCGATCTGGCTTCCTCTCTCGGTCACAAAGTCCACCTTGATTGATGTCTCATCCGCTCCAAGATACATTGCTGTTACATGTTCTAGATTGATAATCTGCATTCTGTTTTTACTTAAAACGTACATTTTCTCCTCCTATCGGTTTGCAGTTCAGCCAAGTTGAAAACACTTCGTCCTTATGGCGTGCGATCCGCTCCTCTTCTTCCTCTTTCCGTTCTGCGATCGTTTCCCAGATCCGCTTGACCGCCCATCCGGCGGCGGCGATTCCGAGACCGGCGGCCATCTGGGACGGTTTCCACTGCTCCACACCTGCAAAATAGGTCCATGTTCCTGCTACTCCTGCCATAACGGCAATTACGTTCTGTACTTTCAATGCCTCTGCCTCCATTCCTCAAATTTTTCCGTGTCAAAAATGACCGGACTGTTTTTCTTTCGCGGATCAACTTTCCGTGCTACGCCCTCCGGTGCGTACATGATCGCCCGGTTCAGGACTTCTCTTCCGATCAGCGGATTCTCCATTCTCAGCAGCTCCGCTTTTCTCATGTAGCGCGCCGGATACTCGACGCGCATAGGCTCTTTCTTCTTGCTGGCACTGATTACGTATCTCTTTCCTGTCAGGTGCTCCAGCATCTTTGCTGCTTCATCTGTGGTTATCTTTTCCATTCAGATTTCCCCTTTCTTTTTATTTTTCTTTTCTCTCGGATGCATCTCCCTTGTTCATGTCTTTCATAATGCTCATTCCTTCTGCGATCCCAAGGAATCGCGCTTTTTCCGCTTCTGTCATTCCCGAAACTGCTTTGGAGATTTCTTCTATAGTCTTTTTTTCTTTTTCTGACATATAGCTTCACTTCCTTTCGTTTTATCTCTTTGCAATATCATAATACAGCATCGCTATAATTTAGTCAAGCTTTTTTCGCAAAAAATATTGCAACGTTATATTTTTTGTGTTATAATTTATTTCAGAAAGAAGGTGAGACAAATAAATGAAAGATCGAATTCGATTATTGCGGAAAGAACTCAAGCTAAATCAAACCGATTTCGGAGAACGGATCGGGGTTAAGCAAGCTTCTGTCGCTGGATACGAAGCCGGCATAAGAACTCCTCTTGACGCAGTAATCACTTCTATATGTCGTGAATTTAATGTTAGCGAAGATTGGCTCCGCACAGGAAAAGGAGAAATGTTTCTTCCTACTACAAGAGATGATGAAATTGCAAAAATGACCACTGATCTTTTTAAAGAGGAGGAAGATTCTTTTAAGACTCGTTTAATATTAACTTTATCGAAATTAGACGAAAACGAATGGGCATTATTGGAAAAGATCGCGAAAGAACTGGTGAAGAGTTCAAATAAAGAGGACTAGGGGAAAACCCCTAGTCCAGCAAATTAGAGATGATTTTGTAAATGAACGACAGTGTCTTTTCATCGTTTATTTTGTTAAGCATTTCAATAATCTTTCTTTTGTAGTCCATATGTACGCCCTCCGATCTCTAGCCTTATTATATACGAACGTTCGTTCGATTTCAATATCTTTTTTCGAACGTCCCTTTGCTAATAATACGAGATCTTCGGGCGAAAATTAGTATTTTTTGACATTTGTCCGGGTTCCCGGACACTTATTTGTACGGACTGTCGAATAAGTCCGTAATCCGCACTTTCAGGCCTTTAGCGACGGATTTCATCGTGTCGATTCGCGGCATTCTTCCGTTGCTGCAGATAGTTTGTCAAGCATTTATTTTTGTGCTTTGCAAGCATTTTCACGTGTGTTATACTGTTTTTGTAAGGAGGTGAGTGAATTGAACGCTTATGAGCGCATCCGCTATTTAAGGAAAGACGTTTTGCATCTTACTCAGCAAAAGTTCTCTGAATCCTTGAATATGTCTCGCGCGAATACAGGTAACATTGAAATTGGTAGAATTGCATTGACAGATCGTGTTATTTCTGATATTTGCGCAAAATACCACGTCAACGAAGAATGGATAAGAAGTGGAACCGGCCCTATTTTTGAAGAAAAATTGCCAATCGACGAGGTTTCCTCTTATGTAGAAGATCTACTTGAACCAGATGATGATCCTTTTAAAGATTTTATTATCGAAATGATGCGAACCTATCATGAATTGGACGATACATCAAAATCTGCTGCAAGATTATACTTTTCAAAATTACGTGAGAATCTGCAAAAAAAGAAGGGGGACTAACGTCTCCCCCTCTTTTCCAAATAAATTCTCAAAATTCCATAAATCCTTGCGACGATTTGTATGTCCCTTTCCGACATACATGATAACATCTGTTTTATTTCAGCAAGATATTTTTCGTACATATGTATTGCCCTCCGATCTCTAGCCTTATTATATACGAACGTTCGTTCGATTTCAATATCTTTTTTTCGAACGTCCCTTTACTAATAATACGAGATCTTCGGGCGAAAATTAGTATTTTTTGACATTTGTCCGGGTTCCCGGACACTTATTTGTACGGACTGTCGAATAAGTCTGTAATCCGCACTTTCAGGCCTTTGGCGATGGATTCCATTGTGTCGATTCTCGGCATTCTTCCGCTGCAGATATCTTCCAGCGTAGATTTTGGGATTCCAGTCAGTAAGGCCGCCTGGCGGAGCGTCAAATTTCTTTTGTATATGATGTCTTGAATTAATATTTTCATGACATTATAGTTCCCGATATTCGGGAAATTATACTTCCAGAGAGGGGGAATCGTTATGGGTATGCGATTCAAAAAGAGTAAGAAAATTGCTCCAGGCGTCAAACTGAACGTCTCCAATAAGAGCGTTGGTGTTTCTGTTGGCGGGAAAGGTGTTCATCATTCTGTGAGTAGCAGCGGTCGAAAGACAACCACTGTAAGCGCACCTGGTACCGGACTGAGCTACGTTAAAACTTCCGGTGGAGGATCTCGTAAAAGGAAATCCTCTAAAAAAGCGCAAAGTGGAACCGTCGGATGTGGCACTATCCTGCTAGGCTTCATTCTGTTTTTCCTGATCGTCGGTGTCTTCTCAAGCGGGTTCAGTAGCGGGCGGAAGAAAGCAGCCGAAGCCG